GCTCATCCGCACTCAGTGGCCGCAGGGCTTGGCTGATCGCACGCATGGCTCTTACGTCCTGTTCGCAGTAAGCCACCATCTCGGCCATGAGTTCAGGCGAGTTGTTGAAGGTGCCATCGGCCTTGGGGATGGACAGCAGACGGATGAGCTGCGAGCCCCTGTGGTCTTTCTTCATGCTGGCACCAGAGAAGCGCCCAACATCTTCAAGTGAACCCGGCGCACAGTTGGCACGCGCTTGTGCTGCGGTGCAGTAGAACTGTTCCAGCTTAGGTGCAGGCACGTTGAAATCAGGGCACACAACGTACCACAGAATAAGCCGGTCAAAGCTGGCGTTATGGACGCGAATCTGACCGCCATTGATAAAGTGATCTGCAACGCGCTGCGGAAACGGTTGACCCGGCACCCAAGTCAAAACGTCTTCATCGTCAAACGCGTATGACAAGCACAGCAGCTCTGTCGACGCGTCTTGCGCATAGTTATATGCCCCGCGTGTTTTTAAATCGCAACGGCTTCGGGTTTCGGTGTCAAGCCAAAGGATCATGCGAACCACCACACATATCCATACGCAGGCCGCCCACGTTTCATTGCGCCGCTGATACCGCCAGTTTGTTTGCCGCGTAAAGCAAACTCTGCGGCAATCTGGCTTTCAAATTGCACGGTTTTTTTGGTTTGCAAATTGATGCCCATGACGCGCTTTTCAGGTTTACTGCGCCGCCCAGCGGCAAGGGCGTGCGCCACGTTTTCTTTGCGCGTAACCCACTCCAGATTTTCAACGCGGTTGTCTCGACGTAAAAAATTTTTGTGGTTGACTTCACGGCATGTGTGCGGGTTAGGAATAAAAGCCAGCGCAACCAATTGATGGATGGTTTTTACTGCGCGGGTTTGTTTACCGCCTAAATACAAATGAACGCAGGCGTAGCCATGATTCATAATATTGGGCTTTAAAAAACGATTTGTACGTTTTGATAAAACGCGGCCTTGATCGCTGACTTCATATCGCCCCTCAAAGCCGGGGATAGCTTTCCAAACTTCTTGCATGATTTCCAAACAAAAAGCCCTGTTCTGCATTCTCACCGTAAGGTGTTGGCGGACCCGCAAGGTGCAGGCAGAATGCAGAACAGGGCTTACCTTGATACGCCGCCAAGCGTGAAGGAACTGTATCATAAAAAGGTGGGGCCTACTCGCTGCGTCTGTGATCATGAAGCGGGGTGGAGTTGCACCACGACCTGACACCCGCACAGCATCCGCTTTCGGCCCCGATTCTTACTTAGGCTGCGCGGCGGCGACGGCCAGCAGGCGCTGCTTCTTCAGCCACTGGCGCTTCTTCTGACTCAGCGCCGTCCATGCCGACCCACTCAACGATCTCAAAGACCGGTGTGTAGATGCGACCGTAGGACTTGTGCGTGTAGTGGTCCTTCTTCAGGCGCACCACTGGCACAGGCTTGCTGGGGTCTTTGTCCACTTGCGTAGCGATGGCGATGCCAAGGGCTTGAACGGACTTCTTACCGCCGACCGAGGTCGTGGTAAAGCGTGCTTCCATGTCCTTGTCTTCACCGTTGCGGCATTTCAGCGCCATGCCGATCTGCATCTCCCAACCGCGCTTGGCACCAGCAGGCGCTGCGTCAAGTTCGGGCAGGGGTTGCGTCACGGATGCCATCTTTTCACCCAACACTTCACCGTCGCCCCAAGCAATGAAGCCGTGAACGAACGAGTAAGGGTTGACCGCCCAAGTAGCGTCGTCTTCAACTTCGGTTTGGTCAGCGCCGAAGACCCAGTGGCCTGTCTTGTCCATTTTCAGGATGACAGTGCCCGCAGGACCAACGTCTTTTTCCAAAGCACGCAGAGCGGAAGACAGGGTGGAGACGGCTGGCAGATTTGCCGAGGAGAATGTAGTCAATTGCATTTTTTACTTTCACTGGATTTTAGAAAGAGCCGCAGATAACTGCGACCCGATTTGCAACACTGCTGGGCGGGGATCATCCTCGCTTGCCAGTGTTGTGCCCGATGACACTGACACCACGAGTTCGGGTGGCAGCGCCAACTTGCGCTTTTTGAGTTCCTTCTCAGCTTGCGCAGGAGAAATCAACTCGTGTTTTTCTGGGTCGATACCCAAGTTCCGCAGCTCGATATTGGCTTTACCCTCATCGACCCACTGACGTGTGCCGCGCTTTTGCACCAGTTTATAACCGGGCACAGGCAACGACTTCTCCAGAAGCTGAAGCGCCAGACCACGCAGGTCTTTAATCCAGTCTTCCAAGAGGTCTGCATTCTTCAGGTATTTGCCCAGCATGTCAACATCTATTTCTTTCAGTTGCACTTGCAAGGCGCGGTCCACTGCGCCAGTCATCTTGGGGCAGATAGGTTTGCCTGTACACCAGCGGCAGTGATCGCCTACGGCCAGCTTGGCATCGGGCTTTTGCGCGGCCTTGACAGCCTGCACCAGCTCGTCCTCAAACTGCTTGATGCGCTCTTTGGTCGTCACCCAGCGACGGATCGCAGGCGGCTGCACGATGATCAGCTCGACTTCAGTAGCGCCAGCGAACGCCCACTGCGCTTCTTCGGTGCGCATACTGGCGGCGGCGTAGAACATGAGCTGCGCGTTCTCTACTGCGTCAACCACAACGCCATCACCGAACTTCCAGTCAAGAACAATAGCGCGGTCACCGATGCGGCCAACCAAGTCGGTAGAGCCAAACACACCCGGCAGTAAGTCACCAAAGCCGACACGGGTTTCGACTTCATACTCCAACCGTTTGTACGGGTCAATTTCGTTGAGCGATTCCAGCGCGGGGACGATCTTTTCGTCAAACAGTTCTTCAGTCAGCACTTGGTCTTCGTAGCGTGTGCCGATGAACGAGCGCGGGTCCAAGTCTTTGCCGAGGATTTCGCTCATCACGTCGTGCAGCATGGTGCCACGGTCGGCGTGCTCGCTAGACGGCTGCTTGGGCATCTTGTTAACGAGCGCCACGCTGCCGGGGCAGTTGATGACGCGCTTGGCGGTTGAACCGCCGACGATGTTACTGTGTTGCATCAAGCGCTCCTCGCTTTCAGCATGGCATCAGCCATTGAGTAAGCGTTACGAGCGCAACGATCGGCATCCTCCAAGTTGATCGGATGACATAACCAGTACTGCATGGTCTTGGCCGCAAAGTAGTCGCGCAGGGTCATGTCCTTGGCGTAGCCCCCGGTTACCGCAATCCACGGTGTGTGGTCTTCTTTCACTTTACTCTCCAGTAGTTGATTGAGCCTTCAGTGTATCATGTAAAAAACTTTTGCACAACATCTTTTTTCGTGATACAGTTTGCCCATGTTAGAAAAACAAGTTGAAGCCTACCTCATCAAGCGCGTCAAAGCGCTCGGGGGTATGGCATACAAGTTCACCAGCCCCGCGCACAAAGGCGTGTCTGACCGCATCGTCTGTCTGCCCAACGGCCAGACGTGGTTCGTGGAGCTCAAGACTGAGGGCGGCAGGCTGTCGCCGCTACAAAAGGTGTTCGCCGCCGACATGGCGCGGATGAATCAGAAGTACGTGTGTTTATGGAACAAGGAGCAAATAGATGAGTTCATTACCAATAACTCTTGAGGAAGAAGAAGCGTTCAACGCGCTGGACAAACAGGTCGCGGGCAACCACTACAAAGACCTGCCGATCCAGCCTGTCGAGTACATCCACGCCAATGCAATGTCTTATTTAGCCGGGAATGTCGTGAAATATATTTCGCGGCATAAAGCGAAAGGCGGCGCAGCCGATGTGCGTAAAGCAATTCACTACTGTGAGCTAATCCTTCAATTGGAATACGGTAATGAAGCATAAAAAACTTGACCCTGAGTATCTGCGCCAGTGCTTTAGCTACGACGCAGAAACTGGCGTGTTGACATGGCGCGTTCGGCCACGTGAGCATTTTAAAGGCGGCGCAGGCTGGCACAATTTCAACAATCAGTTTGCAAACCATCCTGCGGGCGCCAAAGGTGATGGTGGGTACATAGATGTAAAACTAAATGGCGCTGGGCACCCGATTGCACGCATCATTTGGGCCATTCATACCGGGCAGTCAGAGTTTAGCCATGTTGATCACATTGATGGCGATCCGACAAACAATTGTATGGTAAACCTACGCCTAGCGTCTTTTGCCGAGAACGCGCGCAATCGCACACATAAGTCCAACAATAGCAGCGGCGTCAGAGGTGTGACGTGGCATACGCCCAGCCGCAAATGGTGGGCGCGGGTGACGCTAAACGACAAAACACATAGCCTTGGTCTGTACAAAACTATCGAAGAAGCCGCCGTTGTAGTGTATGAGGCCAAACAAAAAATGTTTGGGGAGTTTGCCCGTGTTTGAGTTGCGGTCTTACCAAAATTTAGCTGCCGACTTCTTGTACGAGCACGACCGCGCCATGATCCTAGCGCCGGTGGGTGCTGGCAAGACAGCCATCACGCTGACGGCCATGTGGGAGATGCTGCGCGACGAGCACGTCAAGCGCTTTCTCGTGCTGGCCCCTAAGCGTGTCTGCACCGACGTGTGGCCTGTCGAGGCGCCTAAGTGGGCACCGATGGCCTCCATCGCTGTGGCTGTGGGTACACCTGCCCAGCGTAAAGCAGCGCTCACCAGCAACGCCCGCATCGTGGTGACCAACTACGACAACATCCAGTGGCTGGCCGATCAGAAGCTGAACTTCAACGCTATCGTGTTCGACGAGCTGACCAAGCTCAAGAACCCGTCCGGCACACGGTTCAAGGCACTGCTCAAGGTCATGGACCCGATCACCGTGCGCTGGGGCTTGACTGGCTCGTTCACCAGCAACGGCTTGGAAGACGTGTTCGGTCAGTGCAAGATCGTGGACCAGAGCCTGCTGGGCCGCTCCAAGGGCGCGTTCATGCAGCAATACTTCTATTTAATCAATAAGGAATTCAACGACTGGGAGCCCCGCCCTGAGTCGCTGCCCTTGGTGATGAAGCGCATCAAGCCCGCAACGTTTGTGCTGGAGCCGGGTGAGTACAAGGACAAGCTGCCGCCATGCCACACAGTCGAGCTGCGCTGCAAGATGGACATGACTGAGTACAACACCATGAAGAAAGACTTTGTGGTCGAGTTTGGCGCTCAGGCGGTGGTGGCGATCAACGCGGCTGTCGTGACGCAAAAGCTCCAGCAGATGGCTGGTGGGTTTGTGTACACGCCAGAGCCGGTGTGGTTCAGCCCGCACAAGTTTGACGCATTAGAAGATTTGTTATCCGAGAACCAACATGCCAACACCCTCATCGTCTACAACTACCAAGAAGAACTGGCCGAGCTTAAGCGCCGGTTGCCCCGGCTTGTCACGCTCGATGATGCTGGAGCGATTGAGCGCTGGAACAACGGTCAAGTCGAGCTGTTTGCCATCCACCCCAAGTCAGCAGGCCACGGCCTCAACTTGCAGCACGGAGGCTGTCACATGGTGTTTCTGTCCTTGCCGTGGAGTCTGGAGCTGTACGAACAGACCGTTGGTCGTCTGCACCGTTCAGGCCAAAAGAGTCCTGTGTGGGTGTACGCACTGATGACTGAAAACACTGTGGACGAGAAAATTTGGGGGGCGTTGCATGACAAGCGCTCTGTGTCTGAGATCGCACTGGAGGCGTTGAAATGAAACGAATAGATATGTGGAAGGCCAAGCTCAAGGCGGCGCGGTCAGAGGCCAAGCACAAAGAGCGGCAGATGAACGCGGCGGTGCGCAGCTACATGCGCACGGACAACGAAGTACAGAAACTGGAGGAAAAGATCAATGCTTACTTGGCGAAAACTAAATGACAAGCTCGCGCTCATGTCAGAAGACGACGTGCTGGCGCTGCTGAACGAAGAACGCGCAACAACTAAACGCGTGACGGTGCTCGAGCGCCTGCACCAACGCTACTCAACCCTTCGCGCCGCTCGTGAGCGGCAAGAGATTTTGAAAGAGGCAACTAAATGTTTGAGCAACTGAAAAAACTGTGGACAACCCCGACCGCCGAGGAACTGGCACTGCGTGAACTGGAGGACAGCAAGCGCAGGCTGCTGCAAGCCCAGACCGCCCGTGAATACGCCGACTCCATGTGCAAGTACCGCGAGACACAGGTTAAGCGATTGACGGCCTACATCAAGGAGATCAAATGAATGTCGTCATTTACACCAAGCACGGATGCCCCAACTGCGTGACGGCCAAGAACCTGCTGGCAAGCAAAGGGCTGGGGTACATCGAGATGCACGACCAGACGGACGAGTTTGAGTTTGAGAAGATGCTCAAGGCTCACCCTGAAGTGCGGCAGATGCCACAGATTTTTATTGAAGGCCAGCGTGTCGGCGGCTTGGCTGGACTGCAAGCGGCATTGAAGGAGATGGGGCTATGAGCGAGTGCCAACATCGCTGGGAACCCGTAGAGGGGCAACCCATGTACAAATGCGCCAAGTGCGGCGTGTTTATGAGGATTGTCAAATGAAACAAAACGACCAAGCCGTGAAGGACGTGGCAATGATTGCGGTCAATGCCATAGACAAGATACTGGAGTTGGTGGGGGAGAAACCCACTGCATACCTGTGTGAGTTTTATGCTGATCCGGGGCATCCGTTCTTGTCTTTTGAGCCTATTGAAAGCGGTACCAACATACCGCTGTACAAATGGAAAGAGGTCCGCAAATGACCCCAGTACGGCAGAAAAGAATCCGCACACTGCTACGCACAAGGCCGAGTGGTATGTCGCCATTGGAGATTGCGGCAGTGCTGAACATGCACCCTGCCAATGTCAGGACATCATTGAGGGCCATGCCCGATGTGTATGTTGACCGCTGGCGCTTGGGCGGGCGTGGGCAGTACGAGAAGGTGTGGGTTGCAGTGCATGTGCCAGAAGACTGCCCTCACCCCAAAGACCGCACCAAGTGGGGCGTTCACAAAGTTAAACCAAAGACACAGTGGGTAGTTATTGCATGAGAACAA